CTGCTGGCCGAGGCGATCCGATACATCCGCCGCCGCGGGGCCGAGCCGATGACGATCGACCAGCTGCTCCGCGAGGTGCCGATCAACCGTCGCCGGCTCGAACGGCGGTTCGTCGAGGTCCTCGGCCGCACCCCGTACCAGGAGGTGCTGCGGGTCCACGTCGAGCGAGCCAAGGCGCTGCTGAGCGGCACCGACCTGCCGATGCCCGAAGTCGCCGAGCAGTCGGGATTCACCACGCCGCGGATGCTGGCCGAGACGTTCGCCAGGTTCACCGACATGACGCCGTCCAGCTACCGCGGCCGATACCAGCTGCGTCACCGCGGCAACTCCGATACCCCCCAAACCTCCACAAAAACCGAGACATGATGAATAACCACGCACGCAAGAAGCGCTTCGCCATCGTCGGCACCGGCGCCCGATCCGGGATGTATATCCGTGCCGCGGTCGGCACGTATGCACCACACGCCGAACTGGTGGGTCTGTGCGACGCCAGCCCAACCCGCATGAATTACTGGAATCAGGTCGTCGCCGACGACTTCGGTCACCCGCCCCTGCCGACGTACACCGACGCCCAGTTCGACCAGATGGTGCGGGAGACGAAGCCGGACGTGGTCATCGTCACGACCGTGGATTCGGCCCACCACCAGTACATCGTGCGAGCCCTCGAACTCGGCTGTGACGCCGTGACTGAAAAGCCGATGACGACCGATGCGGACAAGGCCCGCGCCATCTTCGATGCGGTGGACCGTACCGGCGGGCACGTCACTGTGACGTTCAACTACCGCTATATGCCGGTGTTTACCAAGCTCCGCGAGATCATCCTCAGCGGAGAGATCGGCGAGCCCACGCTTGTGGACTTCCAGTGGCACCTGGACACCAGCCACGGCGCGGACTACTTCCGGCGGTGGCACCGCGAAAAGTCCAAGTCCGGCGGCCTGCTCGTCCACAAGGCGACCCACCACTTCGACCTGGTCAACTTCTGGGTCGGCTCGACCCCCAAGACCGTCTTCGCAATGGGAGACACCCGCTTCTACGGCAAAGCGAACGCCGAGGCCCGCGGCGAGACCTACGGCTACGACCGCTACACCGGCGAACCCGCCGCCCGCGACGATCCGTTCTGCGTCGGATTGGTTGAACAGGACAAGCACCCCCGCGGCGCAAAAGCGGATAAGAAACGATACAAGGCGCTATACTACGACGCCGAGCACGAGCCCTACGGATTCGGCGACGAGGGCTATATCCGGGACCGCAACGTCTTCAGCGATAAGTGGCCCCTCGATGCCGAGGACACGATGGCGGTCTGTGCCCGTTACCGAAACGGCGTGATCCTCAGCTACTCGCTGATCGCTTACTGCCCGTGGGAGGGCGAGCGTGTGTCGATCCAGGGCACCAAGGGCCGGCTGGAGTACTTCGCCCGCGGCGAGGGGCACATCATCAGTGGCCAGACGGACGAGGAGCTGGGCCAGCAGCAGCATCAGGCGGAGCAGGTGCTGCGGATTCAGAAGATGTTCGAGCCGCCGGTCGAGTTGGAGATCCCTACCGCGGCGGGCGGTCACGGGGGCGGCGACGCGCGGATTCTGGACCAGATCTACCTGCCCGATCCGCCGGCGGACCCATTCAATCGCTCCGCGACGCACATCGACGGCGCCGCGTCGCTCATGATGGGTCTGGCGGCCAATGAGGCGATCCGGACCGGCCGGGCGGTGGACGTGGATGAGTTGCTGGGCCTGCCGCAGGTCCGCTGACTGTGGGATGATCCGTCGGCTTGTCCCCCGCGGCCGATGCAGTTACCCTGCCGGGTCCGCCGGGCCGTTGGCGCAGCTGGCTAGCGCGCGTCGTTGACATCGACGAGGTCACTGGTTCGAGTCCAGTACGGCCCATTAGGCTGCATCGTTAAGTGCAGTCCCCACAAGACCATGAGCACGCATATCAGGACGCTCGCGCTGCAGGATGCGCTGCAGTCGTGCCGGGCGTCACCTTGTGCGAGGGTGACTGCCTGCTGACCGCCGGCGACTCATGGATCAGCCGCCTGATCCGCTGGGGCACCTGCAGTCGCTACAGCCACGTCGCGACGCTCTGCCGCAGCCGGCGGGGTGACCTGCTCGTCTACGAGGTCACCAGCGGGACGCAGCGACCTGACCATCACACGGGCAAGCCTCGAGTCGGCGTCCGGGCTGAACCACTGGACATCTGGCTAAATCACCAGCCCAAGGTCTGGGTCTGCCGCCCGCTGCCCACCCTGACTGATTCGGAACTCCAGCGGTGGCGCTGGTGGTGGCAGGTCGCTCACGACGAGGCGGTCGGCTACGACAAGGCCGCGGCGTTCATGAGCCGGATGCTTGGCGAGCGACCGCCCCGCAAGCACAAGACGTTTTGCTCTGCTGGCTACGTCGCCGCCCTGATCGCCATCGGCCGGCTGCGTGGGACTACCAAGGCTCACGAGATGCATCCGCGGGATGTGGCCGCCCTGCGGTGCCTGTCTGCCCCGCGTCAGGTCAAGCCGGTGGTCGGCCGGCCGAGGCTGCTGGGAGCGGCAGTGCTCCTGCCCTGGCTGCTGCTCGCCGGGTGCAACGCCTCGCCACTCACGCCGCGGGCGGTCAACGTCTGGGGCGACCACAACACAATCCGATGGGACGACTCCGACGTGGTGAGCGTTGAGGGCGTCGCCGCCGATCAGACCAACACCACTGACGCGGTGCTCGACCTGCCGGTGGGGGTGCTGCCGTGACACTCAATCCCTGACCATGCCCATGCCCGACGCCGGGACAATCAATGCCTGGAGCAGCATCGGATTTAAGGGGATCGCGGGGCTGGCTGCGGTTGTGTTCGCCAGTGCCCAGTGGGTTGACCAGACCACCGACCAGCAGGCTGACGCGGTGACACGGATCGACCATCTGCAGCGGGACATGACCGAGCTGTCCGAAGCGGTTGGATCGCTTGCGGACGCTGTGGACGAGCAGCGGACGACCAGTCACCAGATTGCCCGGCTGCGGGAGCAGGTGTCGGGCCTGTCCGGCCAGATCGAGGCGGTGGCGATGGCGGCCGAGGCTCGCAGTGACGACAGGCTCACGTTGACCGCGTTCACGGGGTGGGCGTCCGAGCTCCAGCGGCTCAACCCCGGCGAGGCAGTGCCCAACCCCCGCAACAACAACCAGCCTTACACACGCCCGCGATATCAACCGCCGGCAACCGACTGACCCTCCGAGGAGCAACGACCATGCGATGGACGATCTATGCAGTGCTGGGCGTGATGGCGATTCTTGCGGCCGACCAGGGGGCTGCGGTTCCGGTCTACGGCGAGTCGCCGGGTCCGTTCGCCGATGTGGCCCCGTCCGAGGCGGATGTTGACCCGGTCCGCCTCCGCATCGACCCGGCGGTGCTGGGGTCGGTGGTACCGGCGGGGCATGTGGCGATCCGCTTTGACGTGGCGGGGCTGCTGTACCAGCCGGACGCCGCGACAAGTCTGCCTGCCGACTACGCCGACGGAACTCGCGTCGCCAACGCCGGCCACTTCCACGGCTATGCCAGCCTCGTGGACCCCGCCGACCCATGGCTGCGGACCAATGCCTTTCTCGGCGCGCCGGCGTTCTCGCTCATCGAGAACCGGGGCGACGCGCAGACTTACGAGGCGGTGTTCAGCTTGCCCGAGCCCGGCCTGTGGCAACTGAACATCCTCGCCCAGTACGACGACCACACGCCGCGGACGCCGAATCACCCACAGCTGCGTCCGGCTTACGACGTGAGCTACTTGCAGGTGATCCCCGAGCCCGGCTCGCTGGCGATGGTTGCGGTAGCCGTGGCCCCGTGTCTGGCTCGGCGACGTGCGAGGAGTCCGACCCATGAGCCTTGATGTCGATGCCGCCTATGCTCTGTATGCAACCGGCGACGGGTCCCGCAACGCCGTCGTCGTCGCCGCCCTGGGGATGATCCGCTACCAAGCCCGACGAGACGCCGCCCGTTGCGGGGGCGCCGTGGACGCCGACGATTTGGCCCAAGCTGCCGCCGTCGGCCTGCTGGCGGCTGTAGACAACTACGACCCGACCCGCGGCCTCACGTTCGCCGACTACGCCCGATGCAAGATCAGGCACGCGATCCAAGATTGCATGCGGGACGCCGACGTGCTCGCCCGCGTGTCGAGGCATCAGGCCAAGGTCTGCCAGTCCGCCGCGGAGCGATTGCGACAAGAGCATCACCGCGAACCCACCGAGGAGGAAGTGCTCGACGAAGTGGACGTGCCGCGGCGTCGCCGGCGGTGGTGGCTCGGCTCGACAAGAGCGGCCCCGCCGGGCGAACTCCTTGCCGAGCCAGCCGCCCCCGCCATGCATGCCGACCTGGACCTGCAGGACGCGGTGAGCCGGTTGCCCGCTCACGAGCGAGTCGTCGTGGAGATGCACGGACTGCAGGGTTGGAGCCAGCGAGAGGTCGCGGGCCACCTCGGGGTCGCCGCGCCCACCATCAGCTACCGGTGGCGACAGGCCTGTGCCAAGCTGCGGGGGATGCTCGATGCCGCTTAGGACACCCAGCCAGTACCAACGCCGCATCGCCGCCGGCCTCACTCGTCGCCCGTGGTCGCAGGGGCAGGACAGCGATCGGGCCAAGCGAGCAAGGGCCATCCGCGGCCATCGCCGCTGGCGAGACACCCGCCGCCGAGTGCTCGCCCACCACCCGCTGTGCTGCGACCCGCTCAAGCTCCACGGCCACACCCCGCCCGCCGCCGCGCACGTCCACCACATCCAGCCCGTCATCGACCGACCGGACCTCGCCCACGACTGGAGCAACCTTGCACCGCTGTGCGAGGCCTGCCACTACGAAATCGAGCGGATGGCCAGGCGGGGCGTCGGCACAGGGCCGATGTTCGCAGGGCTCGACGCAGGAGCGGCGAGAGCCCCTCTGGGAGGCGTAGCAGCTGCCGATGGTGCAGGTGGTGGCCGAGGCAGCGGGACGAGCAGGTAGGGGGGTCCAGATCGCCAAGAGCGTGTGTCTGGACACCGATAGCCCCAATGAATTTCCCGCGTCGTCGGGTTTGGGCTGACCGCAGAACTGACAACCATGGTTGTCAAAACAGGGGCACCCCATGGGAGCACGAGGACCAAAACCAAAGCCCACCGCGGTCAAGAAGGCGCAGGGGACCTACCGGGCAGACCGTGCCCCCGCGAACGAGCCGACGGCCGCAGGTCGGCCCGCCTGCCCCGACTGGCTCACCGACGACGCTTCGCGGGAGTTCGACCGCCTCGCGACGCTGCTGGGCGAGATGGGCGTGCTCGGCACCATCGACGCCAACGCCCTCGCCCGCTACTGCACCTCATGGGTTCGCTGGCGTCAGTCGGTGCAGATGCTGGAGCGGGCCGGCGACACCGTGGAGGGTGCCCAGGGTGGCGTGCGAACCTCGCCGTACGTTGCCATCGCCCGAGACCTCGGGGCCGAGCTTCAGCGGCTGGAGCAGTCGCTGGGGATGAACCCGTCCGCCCGCAGCCGGATCGAGGTCAAGACGACCGAGAAGCAAGACGACCTCGCCAACTTCCTGAAGCTCGCTAAATGACCCCTGAGCAGACCGCCGAGTTCGAGCGTGACCACCTGCCCCGGATCGAGGCCGAGGGGTGGTCGGCGTGGGTCTGCGACGAAGCTGACCGCCTCGCGGTGCTGGCCGGCTATCGGTTCGACATCGAGCGGGCCGAGCGGGTTCGGCAGTTCTTCGAGCGGTTCCTCGTCCTGACCAGTGGCAAGCGGTTCGCGGGCAAGCCGTTCATGCTGCAGGCGTGGCAGTGGGAGCGGATCATCGGCCCGCTGTTCGGATGGGTCGATGATGAGGGCCGGCGTCGATACCGGAAGGCATACATTCAGGTGCCGAAGAAAAACGGCAAGACGCAGCTGCTGGCGGGCCTCTCTCTCTATCTCTTGCTGGGCGACGGCGAGCCTTCGCCCGAGGTCTATAGCGCCGCCACCAGCCGGGACCAGGCGGGCATCCTCTACCGGGCGGCGGCGGCGATGGTCCGCCAGTCGCCGGCGGTCGCCAAGCACCTGGAGCCGCTCGATTCGACGAAGCGCATCACGCTGGCCAAGGGCGCCGGCTTCTATTCGGCGCTGTCCCGAGACGCCAAGAGCGGCGACGGGTTCGACGCCTCGGCGGTCATCATCGACGAGCTGCACCGCTTTCAGAACAGCGATTTGATCGACGCCCTGGAGTACAGCGGAGCGGCCCGCGATGATCCGCTGACGATCATCATCACCACCGCCGGCTCCGCCCTTGAAACGCCGTGCGGCCGGGAGTACCGCTACGCCCGCAAGGTCAGGGACAGCCAGCATGTGGACCTCTCGTACCTACCGGTCATCTACGAGGCGGATCACGACGCCGACCCGCTGGACGAGGCGCAGTGGTACCAGGCCAACCCGTCACTGGGAACCATCCTCGACGTGGCGGACTTCCGGGCCGAGGCGGAGCGGGCGGTAGCCGATCCGGTCCGGCTGTCGGCGTTCAAGCGGCTGCGGCTGAACATCTGGGCCGACGCCGCGGATGCATACATCCCCGCCGATCGTTGGCGGGGATGTAGCGCCCCGGTGGACCTTGAGGCGATGGAGGGCCGGCCGTGCTACGCGGGGCTCGACCTGTCCAGCACAACCGACACCACCGCCCTGGTCCTTGCGTTCGCCGACCCGGATGACGACCAGTGGCTGGGCCTGCACCCACTGGTCTACCTGCCCCAGGCTCGGGCGGCGGACGGCGAACGCGAAGACCAGGCGCCCTATCGAGCCTGGCACGATGCAGGGCTGATGACGCTGACGCCAGGCGATGTGGTTGACTACGAGCAGGTCATCGACGACATCGCCCAGCTGCACGAGCGCTTCAGCATCCGCGAGCTCGCCGTCGACCCCTGGAATGCCGAGGCGGTGAGTCAGCAGCTGGCGAAGCTGGGCATCGAGGTCACCAAGGTGCGGCAGGGCTACTCGATCAGTCCCGCCACCAAAGAACTCAAGCGGCTCGCGTACAAGGGCAAGATCGCCCATGGCGGCCACCCGGTGCTGACGTGGCAGATCGCCAACGCTGTCGCCGCCCAGGACCACCGCGAGAACCTCACGCTCAATAAGGCCAAGAGCGGGGGGCGGATCGACGCCGCTGTGGCGGCGGTCATGGCGGTCCACGCCGCCCGCTTCGGCCTGGCCGACCCCAGCTTCACCAGCGTCTACTCGGCCTACGCGGAGGATCGCGACGAGCTTCAGGCCGAGGCTCCGGCTCCAGCGTTCGAGTCGGTGTATGCCGCCGGCGATCTATATAATGAGGGCGGTGACTGATGTTTGGATGGCTGACCAAAAGCAGCGACTCGCAAGAGCGTGACCTGCCTACCGCGACCGTCTACGTGGACGCGGCGGGCAAGTGGTACGACGGCTTCCCGCTGGTGGGCGGCGGTCGATCCGGCGTCCGGGTCGATGAGAACGTCGGACTCGGACATGTGCCGATCTTCGCCGCGGTGACCCTGATCGCCGAGGCGATGGGTGCCCTGCCGCTGCACGTGCATCAGCGGCTGGCTCCTTACGGCAAGCGCCGGGCCCGCGAACATCCGCTGTCGGCCCTGCTGGGCGAGGCTCCGAACGATGATATGACCGCCCAGACGTGGATTGAGGCGATGACGATCCACGCGGCTGTCTGGGGCGACGGCTACAGCTACATCGAGCGGGACGCGAGCGAGCGGGTCGTCGAGATCGTCCCCCTGCTGCCCGACCGGACCCGGACCACCCGCAACGCCGTCGGCGGCCTGATGTACGAGACGGACGTGGATGGCCACGGTCGCTACCTCCGCCCCGACCAAGTGCTCCACATCAAGGGTCCCAGCCTCAACGGCGTGAACGGCATCAAGCGGCTGATTCAACTCAAGGACGCCGCGGCCACGGCCATCGCCGCGGAGCAGTTCGCCGGCGAGGCGTTCGGCAACGGCGTGCATCCGTCGGGCCGGGTGACCCACCCACACGGGATCGGCCCCGAGGCTGCCCGCAACCTCCGCAAGGACGTCGAGCGGCAGCACGCGGGGCTCGGGCAGCAGCACAAGGTCATCGTGATGCAGGAGGGGGCGACGTTCGACCCGTTCGACCTCGACCTGGAGAAGACCCAGTTGCTCGACGTGCGGCGGTTCAGCGTCGAGGAAGCCGGCCGGATGTTCCGCGTGCCGAGCATCCTGCTCAACCAAACCCGCGACTCCAACTACAGCATCGGCGAGACGCTCACCCGCCACTTCGTCACCTACACCTTGCAGCCGTGGGCGATGCGTTTCCGGCAGGAGATCGGCCGCAAGTGCCTGCTGGAGAGCGAGCGGGCCGACCACTTCGTCGAGTTCGACTTCCGCGGCCTGCTGCAGGGCGACCACGCGGCTCGGGCGACGTTCTACCGCGAGATGGTCAACTTGGGGGCAATGACTCCCGGCGAGATCAGGGAGCGGGAGAACCTCAATCCCTACGAGGACGGCCAGGGGGGGGTACCCGTCCTCAACGGTGCGTACGCGACGCTGCAGTCCATCGAGGCGGGTGGCGAAATGGAACCCATGGGTTCCAAAATCACCAGCGAGCAGGACGCAGAACTGGCAACAATTGTTGTCAAACCGACCGCCGCACCCTGGCATGACGACGAGCTCGTCCACGCCGGCCAGATCGCCGACCTGCTGCCCAGCGTCGCCCGCAACACCATCGCCAAGCGTCTGGAGCGTTGGCGGTCGTCCAGTGAGTCGGGCTGGACCGAGGACCCGCAGGCCGCGCCGCCGTCGCCGCGATTTAGCCACCGCTGGGGCAGCATCAAGCACCTGTTCAGCCGTGACATGACGCCCGCGTCGGTGTGACGCGAAATATCTTCAGCCGCCGTACAGCCGCCCACGCAAGCGTTTGGGCCTAGTGACATCCATGTCACAGCTTGTCACGGCTTCGTGAGCCAGACGCTGGATGCCGATCTTCTGGGGCGTGGAACGGTTCGTCAGGGACATCGCGGACGCAGACCTGCAGGTCGAGCAGCGGGGCGACAAGCCCAAGCTGGTCGGCTGGGCGCACCGCTACGGCGTGCTGTCCGAGCCGATGACCCACGGCCGCGTCCGCTTCCGCGAGCGGTTCGCCCCCGGTGCCTTCCGCCGTGACATCAGCCGCCGTGACGCCGACCTCCGCTGTCTCATCAACCACAACAAGGACCGCGTGCTCGGCCGCCAGAAGGCCGGGACGCTGCGGGTCGAGGAGTCGGACGAGGGTGTCTACTTCGAGGTCGAGCCGCCGGACACGTCCTACGCCCGCGACCTGGTGGAGTCGGTTCGCCGCGGCGACGTGAGCGGCTGCAGCTTCCGCTTCGCCCCGCCGTTCAAGGATAGCTTCACCCGAGAGCGGGGCGAGACGGTTCGCACCATCAACTCCGCCGGCATCCGCGAGATCAGCATCGTCACCTGGCCCGCGTACGAGCAGGGCTCCAACGTCGAACTGCGGGACTTGGACCCCGCCACCGTCGCCCAACTTGTCGCGGTCGATCCGGCCGCTCGCTACCACGCCGCCGCTGCCCGCCAGCGGCTCGCCGCCATCGCCTGACCCAACACCCGAGGACCACCATGCCCGTCACCATCAGCGAACTCAAGAGTCTCCGCGAGCAGCGAGCCAAGCTCGTCGCCGACGCCGACGCCATCCTCACCGCCGCCCCCGAGGGCGAGGCCGGCGGAACCCGTGACCTCACCAGCGAGGATGAGGCCAAGTTCGAGTCGATTCACGAGGACGCCGACAAGCTCCGCGTTCAAATCCAGCGTCTTGAGCGGCAGTTTGATGCTGAGCGGGCGATCAACGACCGCCCCGACCTGACCGCCGAGGACAAGGCCGCAGCCGGCGACGCCCTCAAGCGACAGCTGGACGAGCAGCCCAAGGGCAGCACCGCCGAGGTGGACGAGGCCGCCCAAGAGGAGGCGTTCACGCGGGCCTACGAAGAATATCTTGTGACCGGCGACACCGCGGCGATGGACAACTTCGAGCGGGACCTCATGACCACCACAGAGGCCAAGGGTGGCTATGTCGTGCCCCACAAGGTCTATGACCAGATCATCCTGCCCATGAGGGAGATTGAGGCTGTCCGCCGAGCCGGTGCAACAGTCATCACCGAAGACGAGTCAGGGCCGTACACCGTCCCCGTCATCCTTGATACTCACGATGGTGAGCAGCGGGACGAAGGCACCAGCGACGCCGATGTTGATCCCGTCTTCGGCTCGGCGAACTTGCAAGACTACCGCTTCGATAGCGATGCGGTTCCCGTGACGAATCAGATGTTGATGGGTCGTAGGAACCTTGAGCAGCTTCTCTATCGCATCCTCCGCCAGCGTATCGCTCGGAAAATGCAGCAGCGATTCACGACCGGCAACGGCACGTCCGGACCCGAAGGTGTAGTGACCGGGGCAACACCAGCACTCACGGCCGCCAGCGAGACAGCGGTGACGTATGGCGAGCTTGTCAGCCTGATCTTTAGCCTGCCCGAGCAGTACCGATCAGCAAAGAACTTCGCCGTGATGCTGAATGGCAACTCCCTCGCAGCCGTAAGGAAACTCGTCGGGACTGATGGCCACCCCATCGTTGGCGTATCAATCGTTCCAGGCCAGGCCGACACGATCCTCGGCCGCAGGGTCATCGAAAATAGCGACATGCCAAGCATGTTCGGCGGGTCCCCACCGATCGTCGCAGGCGACTTCTCGCAATATTACATCAAGGATGTGAAGTCAACTCGGATTATCCGCGATCCGTACAGCCGGGCAAACAAGGACGAGGTTGTGTTCCACGGCTTCCATAATGCAGGCGGAGCAGTAGCTGACCCGGCCGCATTCCGCAAGCTGACGATGGGCGGTGCCTAAGGGAATCGCAAGCTGAACTAGGCCCCGGCTCCCCCAACCGGGCCGGGGCCTATCTATAGGAAGAGGCGATATGAAACTACGAATCCTGACACACCTTTCAGGCAAGACAAACCGCTTCGCCGGTGAGGTGCATGAAACTCCTGACGCAGAAGCTAGACGGCTCATCGCTGCCGGCTTCGCGGAGGAAGTCGAAGAGCCAATGCCTAAGCGTAAGACGAAGCAAAAGGCCAAGCAGGACGATCCAGAGGCGAGTGAGTAGTAACCGATGACGGCGGAAACTCTACATCTTGAGCCGATCAACCTCGTCGACGCCACCGGCCTCGCCGGCTTCGCCCACGCGACAGAACCGGAGCACGCCCAGGCCCTGACCGACGCCGCTACGGCTGCGGCGGCTTATGTGGAGACAGCCATCGGCCAGCCGCTCGTTGAACGGACCCGCCGGGCAACCCTCGGCAACTTCCCGGCGGATGATCTATCACTTGGCCTACCCGATCCGGCGACGCAGCTGCTGTCGGTGAAGTATCAGGACGGAGACCAGCAGACGGTGAGTGTCGATGTTGAGACTTTGACGCTGATCCAAGCTGCCGCCTCCGCCGCGATCAAGCCTGACGTTGCGTGGCCGGTCCCAGCTTCCAAGGTCACAGTGACGTACATCACACCTCCGCCACCTCAGGCAATGCACGCGGTCCGCCTCCTGGCCGCTTACTGGTTTGAGGTCCGGGAAGCCGCATCTGACCGGCGAGTTAATAAGGTTCCCCACGCGGTAGACGCCCTGATCTTGCAGCTTAGGGGGGTGTTGCTGTCATGATCCATTCCGGGAAACTTCGACACCTAATCCAGATCAAGAGGGACGCCGCCGCCTCCCTAAATGACTACGGCGAGCCGGCCCCGGCGACCGCCGAGCTTGTGGCGGAGGTCATGGCGTCGGTGCAGCCCCAGCGTGCTAAGGAGCAGCTAGAGGCCGGCCGGCTGGAGGGATCGGCCGGCTTCCTGCTCCGGCTCCGCTTCCGCTCCGATGTCGATAGCCGCTGCTACGTCATCCTCAAGGATGGCCGGAGGCTCGATATCAAGAGCCTTATCAACGTCGAAGAGCGGGGCCGGGAGCTTGAGCTTGTCTGTGTCGAGCATCAAGGGGGTGGGGCATGAGTGGGATGTTCCTTAAAGGCCTCGATGAGATGCTGGAGACCGTCAACCACCTCCAGAAGCGGGGGGCGGAGCGGGCCGCTCGTAAGGGACTCAATGCTGGCGCTCAAGTCGCAGTAAAGGCCGTCCGTGCCGCCGCCCCCGTCCGTACCGGCACGCTTCGAAAGAGCATCGGCAAGCGGGTGGACCGCACCCGCGACCGGACCAAGTTCCAGGCCAAGATCGGTCCCCGCAAAGGCACAGCCGGAGGCCGCTACGCCCACCTGGTCCACAACGGCTTTATCGACCGCTCCGGCACGTTCCGGCCTGGGACACCCTTCATTGAAGGTCCGATCGATCAACAAGACGGAACTATCAAATCTGCCATTGCCGCCAAGCTCGGCAGCGCCATCGAGCAAGAGGCACAGCGTGCCGCCGGGGGTGGCAGATGATCAAGGCGATCCGCGACAAGCTCGTCAATGATCCCGCCGTATCCGCCCTGATCGGTTCGCGGGTCTATGACTTGGTGATCCCGCAAGGCCAGCCGTACCCGGCCCTTGTCTATCAAACAATCAGCGGCAGCGACGACCTGACCCAAGACGGGCCAACAGGGTTCTATAGCTCCACCCTCCGCCTGACATGCCTAGCCCAAGGCCGGGGCGTCGTCGAAGACCTAGCCGCCGCCATCGCCGAGGCGGTCAACGGGCGGCAATGGACCGCTAAGGGCGAGGTAATCCACCTCGCAGCAGTTGAAGATATCGGCGACGTGCCGTATCAGAATGAAGAGGGCCGTGACCACAACACCCGCGGTAAGCAACTCACGCTTGTCGTTCTATGGTCAACGGCCGATTGAGAAAGTAACGGAGGATTAAGATATGCCATCTGACGCAACCCCAGGCTACGGAGCCAGCATCGGCTACACCGATATCGTCGCCGGCGGTGACTACACCAGCGCAAGCTACACCGCCCTCGCCCAGGTCGGCGACGTACCACTGCCCGAACTCGACATTGAGGAAGTCGAGATCAGCAACCAGGATAGCCCCACCGGGGCGTCTGGCTTGCCCGTCGCTGAGTTCATGCCGACCTGGGCCAGCCCCGGTGAGATTGAGCTAGAACTCGTGTACACCCCGGCGCAGTTCTCTGCTTTGAACAGCTTGAATGGCGTGACGAAGCACTGGAAAGTGAGCTTCGCCGACGGGGCGACCGCCGAGTTCGATGGTTGGATCAAGAAGCCCCAAGCAATCAACGAACTCAAGGGTAAAGTCACCGCCAAGACCACCATTCGGGCGACCGGTGAGGTGGACTTCCAAGACAACCTGGTTTAATACCGGAGCTATAGAATGAAACTCCTGACCGCTGATGCCATCCTCGCCGCCGACGACCTGACCGCCGAGGTTGTCGAAGTCCCGGAATGGGGCGGGTCCGTTCGTGTCCGCGTCATGACTGGCGATGAGCGCCAGACGTTTGAAGAGGCGATGCTTGCGGCCGATGAGGCGGAGCAGACGGTGATGCCGGAGTTCCGCTCAAGGCTCGCCGCCCTGACCATCGTCGATGAAGAGGGTGAGAGGCTGTTTAGTGACGAGCAGATCAGCCAGCTGGGGCGTAAGTCAGCCGCCGCCCTTGATCGGGTTTGCGAAGTCGCAAGCCGCATCAACGGCCTCCGGCCAGAGGACATTGAGGAACTCGCGGGAAACTCCGACGCCGGCCCAGACGCCGGCAACTCTTCGAGCTGAGCTTGATGCTCGGCGTCCCGCACCCGGACCACCTGCTGCGGGTGCTGACATCGAAGCAAGTCGCAGAGTGGCAAGCGTTCCTGTCGCTAGAGCCTCGGGGCGACGTGCGGCAAGACATCCGGATGGCCCGCCTATGCCAAGCGGTGATGGCCGCAGGAGGCCAAGGGGACGCCCGGATGGACCCGTGGCTGCTTGAGTGGGGCGAGCCGCCACCGCCACCGACGCCGGAGGAAGTGCAGGACAAGCTCAAGTCGGTGTTCAAGAGCTTGGCGACGCGAGGGGGATAGATGGCAACAATCGCAAGACTCCAAGCCCTGCTGACCCTCAACTCTAAGGGTTATGTAGCGGGCATGACCGCCTCGCGGAAGCATGCCCAAGGGTTTGGTCGTGACTCCCGCCGTGCGGGAAGTGAGGTCCAGAGGATGGCCCGGCTCGCCGTCCGTGGTGCGGGCCTGATTGCTGGTGCAATGGGTGGCCTATCTATCGGCCTACTCGCCCGCAACAGCGTCCGCGCCTATCAGGTCCAAGAGAAGGCGTTGGCCGACCTCCGGACCTCTCTTATTGCCGCCGGTGATGCTGGGGCTAGGTCACTGCCACAACTAGAAGCGTGGGCGTCATCCCTGCAGCGCCAAACCACAATCGGCGACGAAGCCACGCTCGGCCTCGCCGCGTACCTAAGCGGCCTCGGGCAACTCCGGGGCGGTGCCCTAATCCAAGCCACGCAGCAGACGCTCGCGCTTGCCAGAGCTACCGGGCAAGGTGAGCGGATGATGGCGCGGGCGGTGCTTAACACCCACGCCGGCGACTACGCCATGCTCCGCCGGTACGTGCCAGCCCTCCGGGCCGCGACGACGGAGGCCCAGCGGCAAGCGGCGGTACAAGAACTCGTCAGCCGGGGAATGCAGCTGCTCCAGTCCGACGCGACGACCACGAGCGGACGCATCGAGCAGATGAAGAACTCGGTCGGTGACCTCATGGAGGTGCTTGGTAGCCGGCTGGCCCCAACCCTCGGCCGGATTGCGGAGCGAATCACCGCAGCCACATCGGCCGGCGGCAAGGTCGAGCAGTTGATCAACGCTATCGAACGCCGAGGCGAAGCCTCCGCCCGGTGGCTGGCGACTCACAATCAAGAGGTCCGCAATCTGGCGTATCTAACCGCCGGGAGCATCGCAGCGGCTAAAGCAATGCCGCTGGTCCGAGCGGGCACGACCGCAGCCGCTATCGGATGGGCGAAGATGGCAGCTTCGATTAGCTGGGTCAACGCAGCAACTGCGCTATATCTAGTCCGGCATAAGCCGCTGACCGCCGCGTTGCTGGTGACCAAGCGGCTTCTACTCGGCGTCAAGGCTGTCGTGTTCAGCACCGCCGGAGCATTCGGGCTAGCAGCCGTCGCCATCGGCAGCGTGACAGCTGCATTTATCAAGAGCCGCGTTGAGGGTACCAGTTACAGCGAAGCGGCGCTTGGCATCACTGACAGCCTCCGCCGGATGATCGGGATGGCGGAGCGGGCAAGCCTGACGCTACAGCGGCTAAACACGAACTATCAAAACACCGGCCTAAGGGTCGTCGAACTCCGCCGCCAGCTGGCCAACACGTCAAGCTTGTCGGAGGCCGTAAGTCTGCAACAGCAGATCAATGAACGGCTCCGTGAGCGGGTCGAACTACTTGACCAGATCGGAGACGCGGAGCGACGCCAGCCAAGGCAGCGAGGCGGCGATATCCCGCTATGGCAGCAAGTGCTACTTCTCGGTGCTACCCGGCCAAACCTCCCCAACATCGTTGGCAAGCGATCTGGTGAAAACCCCATTGCCGCCGCCCTCCGCGAGCAGCTTGCAGCCGGTCAAGCCCGGATCGAACAAATGCGGGAACAGCAAGAGGCGACCCGCCAGCAAGCCCAGGCCCAGCGAGCGGCCACGGAGGCCCGGCGGGAGCAGGCCCGGCAACTACGGACGACCCTGCAGCAGATGATTGATGAGGTAAACGCCCTCGGCCAATCCGAGGCGGCGTTGCGTCGTCAGCGGCTAGAACGGCTCGGGGCGAGTGATCTGACGATCCGGCACGCCCAGGCGATGGGCCAGCTTGTTGAAAGCTATAGAGCATTGTCGAGCATCACCGATCCGATTGACCGCTTCAACCAGGCGCTGCACCTGCTTAACCGGCAGCTGCTGTCGATTCCCGGCACGCCCGGAAACATCGAATATGCGGAGTATGCGGAGCGGGTCGCGGAGGCCCGGCAGGCACTGCACGCCGCACTCGCCGGTAACGGTGCCGATGATCCCGTCGCCGCGTTTGATGGTCAGGTCCAGCGGCTCCGCCAGTTGTATCGCAATGGCCACGTCGATCATGCACAGTTCGTCGCGGCAATCAGCAGCCAGCAGGATCGGTTACGGCAGGCACTGCAGCTAACCGATTCCGGTGATGCACTCCAGCAAGCTCGTGACCGCCTAGCCCAGCTACGCACCGCGTACGCCCGTGCGGTGATCGACGGGCCGACCGCCCGCCGAATGCAAGAACAGGCACGACAGACGCTTCTAGGGGCACTCGGCATCCAGGAGACAGAGACGCCGCTCCAGAGGTACGAGAACCGGCTAACGGCCCTCAACGATGCCCTCGGGATCGGGGCAATCAGTTGGGCGGAGTATGGGCGACAGGTCAGGGCAGCTAAGCAGCAACTTCAGGGCGTAAACGACACGAGCCGGGAGCGGTTCACCCTCACCGCCGCCGGTGGAGCCGACGCCCAACTTGCCAGACTCGACGCGGCAGCCGAAGCCCGTGCTCAACGCGGGGGCGGGCTTGATCGTCGGCTAGGCCGGCTACCAGACCTCGCCGCTCAAGACCTGGAGCAGTCCCGCCAGTCGCTCGGCGTGCTCAAGCGGATCGAAGCGAACCAACTCCGGGCACCGGTGGAGGTCGAACTGTGAGTGTTATCAAGGTAAGCAAGCACAGCAGCCGCGCCCGCCGCACCAAGGACGGGCCGGAGCTATATGAGACGTGGCTAGTGATCTGCGACGACCTGACCGACGGGGCGGAGGTCGCCATCGGCGGGGCTGGCCTACCAACCTATGGCACGACCAAGACGATGAGCGGCAAGCTCATCTACGCACGCGATCTAAATGCCACCCCAGCCGACTCCAAAGCTGGCCCCAAGGTCTTTAACGTTGAAGTCCAGTACCGCACGGCCGACAGTAGTGAAGACCAAGAGGATGAAGACCCGCTCGCTCGGCCTGCGGTCTATAGCTACCCCGATGACCCGACCGACGAAGCGTACGCGGTCGATGTTGAGGGCGAGCCAGTGACGAACTCCGCCGGCGTGCCGCCCCAGACATTGCCCACCCGGCTCGGCGGTGACGGCCTGATCCGTGTCCGCCGCAACGTCGCGAGCTTCAACGACCAGACGGCTACCGGCTTTCGACGCAAGATCAACAGCGGCAACGTGACCATCAACGGCGTGACCTACAACGCCCGCCGCTTGCTCATCAAGTCGTGGACCGCCGACGGTCCCCACCAGGACAACGGCGTGTCGTACTGGACGGAATCTATCGACATCCTCAAGAAGGCGGACGGCTGGGACCTTGTGTATCCCGATCAAGGCCGATCCGAGCTTAACGGTGATAATCGCATCCCGATCCGCGATGCCCAGGGGCGGCAGGTCGAGGATGACTGGCCGCTCGATGGTGCCGGCGGAGCGAAGGCGGCAGCCACTGACGCCCCCGCTGAACTGACCCGCAAGCCGTATGAGGCTGTTGTGTTCCCGAGCTTCTAAGTATGCCAGGACTCACCCCACGATCTATCGAGCGTGTCCGCCGGAGCGTCGAGCACACCGAGGCCCAGCGACGCCGTGTAGACGCCCCGAGTGGCCGCGAGACAGCCGCGAGCGATCAGGGGGTGTACGCCCGCCTCACCGCCGCCGGAGCGTCAGAGGGGCTGTATCAGGCGGTAGAGGTCCAGTGGGATGACTCCGCCGGCGAGTGGGTCGACACACCTAGCGGCCGGACCTGGGGCGGAACCGCATCGGATGCCCTACCAGAGTTGGCAGAGGTCAGCGGCCGTGTCGGCCTCGCCGTCGATCACGACAAAGTGGTGCACCGCGTCTACCTCCCGCCGCTGGCCAATGATGGCCGGTGGGTGTTCTCTGATTATGTAGGACTCAACAGCGACGATATCACAGCCAAGCAGTTGCGAGCGGACACGTGGGCGGCGGACCCTGCGGAGTGGTCGGCGGAAGATGGTGAGCCTTACGCTGACACCACCGTCACCCGCGTCAAAGGTCAAGATGGTGAGATTAGGTTCTATAGCGCCAGCCGCGACGGCACCACCAACGGTCATATCAATCGGCTGTTCGGCGAGATCATTAAGCTGGCGATGCAAGCCGCAGACCCAAACGGCAGCAACCCCGGCCACCTAACGATCCAGAGCCTTGGCAACGACACCTACGCGCTCCGCCTCAACCAACCACTCGATGAGGCCGCTATCTATAACGTCCTCTCGTCGGTGGAGGTCGGTAGCAGCGGGATTGATATCAAGGTCAAGCCGCTGTCGGTGGACAACTCCGGCCGCATCCGAGGCGAGAACCCGGAGCAGGTCGCGGTGACGATCCCGCTGGAGTCGATGACCGCCGTGACCGGGATCAGCTGGGACAGCACCAATGGCCGGCTTACCTACGGAACGACAACGGCTAAGGTGCTCGACGCCAACGCCGGGGCCGGCGGGGCCATCGACTTCTACGACTGTGAGGGCGTAAGCGGGAGTGGATCGTGAGCCGCCTCCCACGCTTCATTGATATAGATGGTGTCAAGCGGCCCCTGTTCTGTGACGACGCGGGGGCGGCAAGGCCTGCGTTCAGCTGCGACTGCGGGGCCGGCCCAAGCCACACCTGCGTCAAGTGCGGCGGGTGCTGCTTTAGCGATCAGAGCAAGTTGAACCTGACCAAACCGACCTTAGCCCTGTTTGGAGACGGCGGGCTGTATGACAAGCTAGTTACCCAACACAATGCTCTTGATACGTCAGCGATGCCGGCGGGCGTCTTCCAGAATAATGTCTCTGCCCTTGGTTGGGAGGTCAGCAGCCCCATCTTCCAGCACAACGGGGAAGACCACTATCTGTCAGTCGGAGTCGATTATCTATGCGGAGGACAGCAGAATCCTTGGGGCGTCACCGCCATCGGCTACTACTGGGAGACAGGCGGAGGTCCACCCGAGCAAGGCTACTGGGTAGAGACGCTGGTGTTGTATCGAACCGGGGATGACGGCAATCAGATAGTAAGAGCGTCCACCTGCGGAGTTTTTGACATCAGTGCTTTCGGTTATGACTTTACCGGCGGACTGAACAACAACGACTGTTGCAAATGCGTCAACGGCGACTGCTCCCCAGAGGCACCCGATAGCGAGGGGTCATGCTGCCCCAGCAGCATCGCAGTGACCATCGCCAATCACGGTGATCTTGATGGGACGTATGCCGTGCCACGTTTAGATACTGGTGAGGGGTATCAGACTGTGATCGGAGCCGACCCCTATATATCCGTCGGCGCGTATAGCATTCATGTCAGCAGTGGACAAGCTAGCTTTATTACGGGGTATCCCGCTGACCCAACCGTCTGCTGCCCGATGGACACCGCTTGGGAGTTGGATGACTGGGGCGGCGATGACGGCGGGGCCGACCCGACGGTGGTGATCGGATGAGCGACTGCAAGCACCATGATGGCCGCCGCTGCACCCTTGGCCTCCACGGCGGCACCCCAAGCGTCGGGACGTGCCGGCTCGCGTGCGACCGCTACCGGCCCCGCCGGCTCCGTGGGCTTGGTGACCTGGTAGAGCGGATCATCGGCGTGGTGACGCTAGGGCAGGGCAAGGGGCTGGCGCAGTGGGTCGCGAGGATGAGGGGCAAGCGAGGGTGTGGGTGCTCGATGAGGCGGGAGGGGCTCAATGGCTGGCTGGGCTGGCGTCAGTAGTCCAGCCGGTCAATCTCCGTCTGCAGTTCTCGCAGCCGATCAAGCTCTCGCGCCAGCTCGCGGTCTACGTCCCGCAGATACTCCAGCCTCGCCTGTTCCGCCGCCCGCTCAACCCGCATCATCCGCCACTCGGCGTAGGTGAGGAAGACAACGCCGGCGACCACATTTGCCACGAGGATGCAGCAGGTAAGCAGGATGGCGAACCGGTTTGGGTTGGCGATGACCACCCGCGTCGGTCCGCCCGGCTTGCGAGCGGCAGGCTTGTTCCGCTGCTGCGGCACCGGGGCCGGCTTGCTCGGCTTGGCCTCCGCGGCTGGCCCACCGCCCGCATCGTGCATCCAGTGAGCCATGGTCACGCCCGGTTGAACACATAGCCGCACTTGCGGCACTTCCAGACCTTCTGTTTCTTCCCGCCGATGAACAGCGACGCGACCATCATCAGGATGCCGATGACAGCCCCGATGATCGTCCAGAAGGTCGTGATCGTGATGGTCAGGCCGGCGACAAAGACGATCAACGCGATGGTGAGCCCGAGGCAGTTGCCTGAACTGGTCGCCGTCTTCTTCATCGGCCCGCCACACTGCTGACAAGTCACTGCTGCCATATCACGGCCTCGCCCCGAGCGTGATCCCCTCGGGCCCCGGCACCTTCCGCGTGTGCCACATCACCCGAGCCAGCTGCACCAGGTCAGCCCGAGGATAGCGGACGACCGGGTGGTTGGGGTTCTTGGGCGTCATCACCAGTACCTGGTCGTCCCCCTCGCCCTCGGCGTGGACCAGCTTGAGGCCGCAGTCGCCGTCGCGGGTGCGGAACACCGCGGCCATGCCGTCGAAGTGCGGGGCGTCGCGTGAGACGAAGACGACATCGCCCGGCTCGAACATCGGGGACATCGACGTGCCCGCGACCCTCACCGCGTAGGTGATCCGCTCGGCGGCGTCCGGCGGGGCGCTGGCGGGGTTGGCCGGCACCCACTCCACGCCCTGGTGGTTGTCGTCGGCGCCGGGGTCGTAGTCCCCCGAGCCGGCGGGAACCTGCTCGAACAGCGGGACCATCCCACCGGGCTTGCCCTGCTGGCTGAACGGCGTCGCCCCCGCCTCCGCCGCGAGGAACTCCTCCCACGTCCCGTAGCCGAACGCCTGGGCGATGTCCGTCAGCGTGCCCTGATGGGGGGTGGCGGAGCGGCCCGCTTCGATGTCTCGAATCGTTGACAGAGACACCTCTGCCTTCGCCGCCAGCTGCTCCTGCGTCAGTCCCGCCCGACGACGAGATTTCCTGATGACCGACCGGAGCTTCATAAGGACAGTATGGGTGACGGATTACGAGATGCCAACAGCAGTTGAACCAGAACCGTCAAGATATTTTTTGAGCAAAACCAGAAATCACCGTTGACACCGTTGGAATCGTCGTTATTGTGACCAACGATGCTGACGGTTGCCCTACACGGACGTGCTGAACAGATCGCTCGGGCGGAGGCTCGGCGGATGGAATGCAACTTCAGCCGAACGGTGGCTGACCTCATCTGCATGGCCCACGACCGGGGCCTGACGCTGGCCGTCGATGGGGCCCCGCAGTCCACCGGGGACACACCGGCCGCGGCGCAGGCCCAGCCTCAAGGCGGTGCGGCGTGATCCCCCTCACCACCGCCGAAGCCACCGCCGCTGCGATGGACGCCGTGCTCACTGGCAAGCCGCTGGGCCCCGACAGCATCGCCGAGATCAAGCGGATGCGGCGACTCATCGACGCCGACCTGCTGGACACCCCCGAACGCCTTGACGTGGCGGCTGATCGTCTGATCGACCGCCTGATGACCCCCCGGACCCCCTGACAGGAGAATTGTGATGACCGCCGCAGAACGCGCTATTGCAGACCGCCGCTACGCCCTCACCAGCACCGCCGAAAAGGTGCTGGTCTCACTCATCGAGCAGGCGGACGACGACGCGGACATGCCCCACCTGGTCAACACCGCCGTCGGCTACGCGACGCTGCTGGAAGACCGGATCAATGAGGTCGTGACCGCGACCGACCGACTGGCCAACTGACTTTCTCCTGCGCCCTCGGCCCCTCGCGGGCCGGGGGTGTTTTCGCACCGCCCATAGGAGACCGGCGTGCCCGACGAAGACACCAACCAACCCAGCCTCGCCCCGCTGTTCGAGGCGCTCGCCGCCGCCACCGCCGACGGCTGGGATGTCCCGAAGAACAGGGAGGCCAACGCGGGGACGTACAGCTACCGCTACGCCGACCTGGCCGACATCCTCAAGGTGGTGCAGCCTCGCCTCGCCGCCCACGGGCTGGCGGTCATGCAGTTTCAACAGCCGGACAACGGCGGCATCCTGATCCGCACCCGGCTGTGCCACGCCAGCGGGGCCTACGTCGATTCGCCGGGGCTGTGGATGCCGGCGGGCGGCAAGCCGCAGGACATCGGCTCCAGCCTGACCTACGGGCGTCGCTACGACCTCTGCGCGACGCTCGGCATTGCCCCCGAGGATGACGACGACGGGCAACGGGCCCAGAAGTCGGCCCCGGCCCGCGAGAGCCAGCCGGCAGCCAACGGCCAGGCACAGAAGCCGAGCGGCGAGCTCGCCAGCGGCGTCCACACCATCCAGAAGGTCGAGGTCAAGACCGGCGAGAAGGACGGCGAGGCTTGGAAACGCTACGGGGTGAAGATCGAGGGCGGCTGGGTATCCACCTTCAACAGTGAGATTGGCGAGGCGGCGAAGCAGCTTGAGGGCCAAGACGCCCGCCTGACCATCGCCAAGAAGGGCAAGTACCACGACCTCGAAGGCGTCCAGCCCGCCGCCGGCGACGAGCCGCAGGGCGACGCCGACCCTGCCGATGAGCGGCCCACCCCGAAGACCGTGCAGGGTGTCATCGAGGGCGTCGAGCAAGTCAAGACCGACGACGGCCGCGATGTCTGGCGGCTCAAAATCGCCGGCTTGAGCGAGCCGGTCGAGGGCGGCTGGGGCACCTACGACCCCGGCCTTGCCGCCGAGGCCGAGAAGCACGCTGGCACCGGCACACAGTTCGACATCACTTACGCGCGTCTCGGCAAAAACAGCAACGCCGTCCAGCAGCTGATCCCGTCCGACGAAATCCCCTTCTAGGAGAGCTATGCCTGACCGACTGATCGACATCGCGGAGGAGTTCGCTCGCATCGAGCAACTCATGGAGGACGCCGCCATCGCTGACGGTTCCGGAGAAGAGGACCGTGAGGCGGTCGCCGAGTACGTCGGTCAACTCTTCACCGCCGCCGACGCCAAGCTGGACGACAAGGCCGACGGCATCGCCGCCGTGCTGCGCGACATGCAACTGCGGGAGCGGGCGATCAAAGACGAGGCGGCCGGCCTATCGAGCAAGGCCCGCACGCTCGCCAACCGGCAGGCGTGGCTCAAGGGCTACGTCCTCCAGCAGCTGCAGCGGATCGGCGCCGACAAGGCCGGCCGGGTCCGCACGCTCGCCATCACGGCCAACGGCGGCAAGCCGCCGCTTGAGATCACCGGCGATGTGCCTGCCGAGTTCACGGTGCAGCCGCCGCCGAAGCCCGACCAGGAACTCATCCGCAACGCCCTTGACTCGGGCGCCAGCCTGCCGTTCGCCCACTACGGCGACCGCGGCGTTCACCTGCGCATCCGCTGACCCCGCATACCCCGACCCCGACCGAAGGACCGACCGGACATGCCCGAGTTGATGTTGAATCTGAGCCAGATCAGTCACCCCGAGTCGATGCAGGCTCGCGAGGATGGTCTGGACCCCGAGCACGTTGATGAACTCGCCGAAGCCATCGAGCGGGGCGACACGCTTCCGCCGCTGGATGTGGTCCAGCAGGGCAACACCTACTGGTTGTGGTCGGGCTTCCACCGCCTGGCCGCGTACCAGCAGGCGGGAGTTAGCGCCGCCGAAGTCGCCTCGCAGCCTGGCGACCGGCAGGACGCCGAGTGGTTGGCGGCGGGAGCCAACGCCCGGCACGGGCTCAAGCGGACCAACGCCGACAAGCAGCGGGCCGTCGAACTGGCACTGGCCAACCCGAAGTGCCGGGGCATGTCCGACCGGGCCGTTGCCGACCATGTGGGGGTCAGCCACACGTTCGTGAGCAAGCTACGCCAGCCCCATCAAGCTTCTTCCGCTGGCAACGGTTGCCACTCTGAACCGCCCCCAGGGCCTGCAAACGCCGATTCGGCTTCTCACGACCGTCAAGCCGCCCCGGAAGCGCCCGGTGCTGGAACGGACGCCGACGGTGATGAGGATGGTGGCGACGATTGGCTCAGCGATCTGAAGCAGCCCCGACCGACCGCGCCGACCGACCGCGAGGGGCACGAACTCACCGACGAACTCGCTGAACGCTTCGGCGACGTGAACGACCAGATCAATCAGTGTGTGGCGCTCGCCAAGCGCATGCACGCGACGGTCGCGGCGCTCACCGAGGTGCGCGGAGCGAGCGGCGTCGGAGGCGGACTCGTCAGGCGGGCCGACGAACTCGCCAAGGACCTGCGGGCGGCCAAGCCTCACGCCCTGTGTCCTCGCTGCAAGGGCGACGGGTGCGTCAGCTGCCGACAGGGCGGCTTCGTCGTCGCCGCGGCGTGGCGGAAGTGGAAGGAGGCGAACGGCTGATGTTCGTCCCGCGTCCCTACCAATCCGAAGCCATCGACGCGGCTCGCCGCTCCCTGGTGGACCACCGGTCGGTTCTGCTGACGCTCGCCACGGGGCTGGGCAAGACGGTCATCTTCTCGGAGGTGAGCCGGCTGTCGCTGGAGCGGCGGCCGGACCTGCGGGTCATGGTCATCGCCCACCGTGACGAGTTGATCCGGCAGGCCGCGGCGAAGCTGGAGGCGGCGACGGGCGAGCACGTCGGCATCGAGATGGCCGAGGACTGGGCGGCCTCGGCGGGCATCCTCGGGCCCGACAAAGTGGTGGTCAGCAGCGTCCAAACCCTCAACGCCAAGTTCCAGGGCGGGCTGCGGATGGAGCGATTCAACCCCGACGAGTTCGGGCTGCTGGTGATCGACGAGGCCCACCACGCGACAGCAACCACTTACAGGAGGGTCATCGACCACTTCCAACAGCACGAGCGGCTGGTGACATTGGGCGTCACCGCCACGCCGCGGCGGGCGGACAAGGCCGCGATGGGCCGGGTGTTCGACTCGGCCCCGTACGTCTACGGCATCGCCCCCGCCGTGCGTGATGGCTGGCTGGTGCCCGTCCGCCAGCAGGTGGTGGATGTGCAGAGCATCGACCTGTCGAACGTGCGGACCACCGGCGGCGACCTCAACCGGGCCGAGTTGGCGGAGGTCCTGGAGGAGGAGGAATCGCTGCACGGCGTGGCCAAGGCGACGGTCGAGCTTGCCGGCGACCGTCCGACCCTGATCTTTGCGGCGACGGTCAAGCAGGCCCAGCGGCTGGCGTGGATCATCGGGCGGTACCGCGGCGATGACGACATTGCCGCCCACGTCAGCGGCAAGACGCCGAAGGACGAGCGGCGCCGCATCTTCGAGGCGCTCAATCGCGGCGAAATCCAGTACCTGGCCAACGTGGGCGTCGCGACCGAGGGCTTCGACGAGCCGCAGATCGGCTGTGTCGTCATGGCTCGGCCGACCAAGAGCGAGCCGCTCTACACGCAGTGCCTGGGCCGCGGGACTCGCCCGCTGCCGGGACTGGTAGACCGCCCGGAGCTTGCCGACGATCCCGCCGGCCGACGGGCCGCCATCGCCGCGTCCGACAAGCCCGACCTGCTGGTGCTCGACTTCGAGGGCAACGCCGGCCGGCACAAGCTGGTCATGGCCGCCGACGTGCTGGGCGGCGACTACAGCGAGGCGGCGGTCGAATCGGCCAAGGCAATGGCCAAAGATCGGCCGGCCGAAGATATTACTTCGCTGCTCGATGAGGCCGAGGAAGAGGAGCAGCGGCGGCAGGCTCGGGAGAAGGCCCAGCAGGCCGCGGAGGCTCGGGAGCGCGAGGCCCGCGAGCGGGAGCGGCGCCGCGGGGTCAAGGGCAGCGTCGGCTACTCACACCGGTCTGTCGATCCGTTCGACGCCCTGCAAATCGAAGCCCCAGCCCCGACGCTGATCCCCAGCGGGCGGGAGCTTACGGCGAAGCAGCGGGCCCAGCTGGTGAAGGCGGACTACGACCCCGACGCCCTCACGTTCGAGGAGGGCAAGAAGGTGCTCGACACCATCTTCGCCCGTCGCAAGGCTGGGCTCTGCACGCCGAAGCAGGCCAACATCCTCAAGCGGTTCGGCTACGACACCAACATCTACTTCGAGACGGCCAGCGAGATCATCGACCGCATCGCAGCCAACGGCTGGCAGCGTCCTGACGACGCCCCGGCACCGGCCGAGCGAGAGGCGGTGGCAGCGTGAGCCGGTTCAAGCTCTCCCCATCCCACGGCTCGGACTACCGCCCCACCGCCGCGGACATCCATCGGTTCATGCGGATGGTCCAGGTCGATCCCGACACCGGGGCGTGGCTCTGGCAGGGCCACGTCAATGAAAAAGGCTACGGCCAGTTCAGGCTCGGCTCGCGGATGTGGTGGGCTCACCGGGTCAGCTACCTCATCTTCAACGGCCCCCTGCTGGACGGCATGCACGTGCACCACCTGCCCGGCCCCGACGGCGGTGATCCACTGTCGGGCGACGTCAATCCCGACCGCCTGGTGCAGACCACCCCCGCGGCGAACGTCGCCGAGGGCAACCGCCGGCGGGCGCGGCTGCGAGTCGAGGCGTCGGTAATGACACCCGAAGAGGAGCCGCCCTTCTGATGCCTGCCGTACCCCAACAACTCCGAAAGCCCCCGCCCTCACTGGTTATCGAAGCGGCCGAGCAGGTCGCCGGCGTGGACCGCGGCACGCTCGCCGTGACATCGAGCAAGCAGCGGAGCGGACCGGTCGCCACCGCCCGCCAACTTGCCGCCTGTGTGTTGCGGCAGGGCGGCTGGAGCCTGTGGCAGATCGCCAACCACGTCGGCTACCGCTCGCACTCGACGGTGGTCGCCACGCTCGACGCGATGGGCGAGGACAGCCGGGTAGACCAGGTGCGGCGGCTGGCCGAGGAACTCGCCGAGCAGCACCGGGACATCCCCAGCCCGCTGGAGCAGCGGCTAGAGAAGCTGGAGCTACGCATCGACCTGCTGGAAAAGCTGGCCGCGGTGAGGAGCGAAGGATAGATGCCTGACCTCCTCCACATCGAAGCAATGGCCGCCCTGGCCCGCGGCTGGACACTCACCCCACTCGACGGCAAGGTGCCGGTGCTCCCCGGATGGCAGACCACCTCGACGCCGCCGAGCGACATCAGCATCCGGCGGTGGCTTGCCGAGGGTCGCAACCTCGGCCTCCGCACCGGCACGGTCAGCGGAGGGGTCTACGTCGTGGACCTCGACGCTGGCGCCGACCTGCAGTTGACCGACCTGCCGGCGACGCCCACCGTGCGGACCGGCAGCGGGGGCTGGCACCTGTACTACCGCTCGGCCCAGCCGCTGGGCAACCGCTGCGGCACACTGCGGGGACGCGACGGCGGCAAGCTGGCTAACGTGGACCTCCGCGGCGACGGCGGACAGGTGGTCTACCCCGGCAGCATCCACCCGGACACCGCCGAACCGTATCGGTGGACCATCCCGCCCCACGTCCTGCCGCTGGCCCCGCTACCCGACTGGCTGCTGGTCGTGCCCCGGCGGGCCCCAGCCGGGGAGGGCAGCAGCACGCCGGCCGACGTGACGATGGGCCAGCGGGAGAGTCGATGCCGCCGGTACTTGCAGCATCTGCCTGACGCGGTGAGCGGGTCGGGCGGGCACAACCAGACGTTCCAGGCGGCGGTCGAGTGCTGGCGGTTTGGCCTCGACGACGCGGCCTGGTGGCGCGTGATGGCGTGGTTCAACGCGGCGAAGTGCTCACCCGAGTGGTCCGAGCGTGAGCTCGACCACAAGCGGCAGGATGCCCTGCAGAAGGTGGCGTCGGCGGGCGAGCTCGGAGCCCGGCTCAAGGAAGATCGGAGGGCGGCGTGAAGGTCTACCACTGCAACGCCTGCGGCAGCCTGACCACCGGCTCGCGGTCGCCGATGGCTGATTACACCTGCTGCCCGGCCTGCTGTGAGCGTGTGGACCGGCACCTAGATGCCGGCCTCGCCACGCCGCCCTGCTACCGCGACAGCGGCGACCGCGGACCCTACGAGGATCGCCGGCCGTGGCCGGCCTGCCCCGACTGCGGCGGCGATGCGGCGGAGCTCGCCGACGAGGGCCGGCAGCTGGAGTGCCCCGACTGCGGCTGCATGTGGTCGCCGCTGCTCCGCAAGGGGGTGGCAGCGTGAGCGCCCGCATTCGCTACGGCGTCTGGATCGAGCAGTTGAACGACTGGCTGCCGCTCGCACCGCGACTGTGCCGCGGGCTCGTCGATGGCACTGACCGGCGCATCGCCGACCTGCTGGCCCAGCACCTGCAGGTCCACACGCGGTGGACCGTGGAGGTGCGCGAGATGGGGGTGGACCAGTCACGCGACGCTGGCGATCCGGCCTACCGGACCGATGACATGCGACCGCTATTCGACGCCGAGGACCACTCCGCGAAGCGGGTCCGCGAGGAGGTGGGGTTCTGATGCCGATCCGATCATCCGACCTGCCAAAGCACATGCAGCAGCAGTCCAACCAGGTGCGACGGAACAAGTACGGCGTCCGGGTTGATGAGGCTGGGAAGCGGGCGCGGACCCACAACGGCATCGTCTACGACAGCCAAGCGGAGATGAAGCGAGCCGCGCAGCTGGACATCGAGCTTGCCGCCGGGGTGATCCGCGGCTGGCTGCGGCAGACCACGGTGATGCTCGGCGTGCCGGAAAACCGCTACACCGTCGACTTTGTGGTCGTCGGCCTTGATGGGGTGTGCTGGGCGGAAGATGTCAAAGGCCACGAGACGGCCAGCTTCAAACGCAACAAGAAACTCTGGGCCCGCTACGGGCCCATGCCGCTCCACGTCCTCGGCCGGCGCGAGCGGTACGTGATCACCCCGGCCGACGAGAGCTCGCCATGAACCGCCACACCCACACGCTCGCCATCGCGGGCATCATTGCCGCCACCTGCGTCTGCCCGGCCCAGGCCCAGACGCTGGAGACGCCGGAAACCCTCTACATCGCGGACGGCTCGGCCGAGTCGATCCGAATCGTCGGGACGGCCGCCGAGATCGACCTGATCCACGACGTGATCTGGCAGGTCTGGGACCCCGACGCCCGGCAGATCGTCGGGGAGACCATCGACGATGCAAAGCCGTTCGTGTACGACCCGCAGGTGCTGGCCGGACTGGGCACCATCGACGGCGCCGTGGTCAACGCGTTGATCCGGGTTCCTTCGGTCGATGGCGGCATCCGCATCCGCGACCGGCTCGCCACCAGCATCAACATCCAACAACCGCCGGCCGATGACGGCGCCGGCGAAGACCCTCCCGCCGAACCTCCAGGCGATGAGGGCGAGGTCGTGATACCGCTCGATGATGTGGTCCAGTTGGCGGACCTGACCGCCGAGATGATCGCCAACCAAGAGGTCATCCTGGCCCAGCAGTCGGCCATGATCCAGGCTCTGCGGGACGTGACCGCGGCGATCGAGGCGATCCCCGACCGCTACCACATCCAGATCGACGCGGCGATCCAGGGGCAGCCGCTGACCCCCGTCACGCAGCCGGTCGCCAGTCCATGACTGCACCCCCCGCCCGGCCCGCGAGAGCGGGGTGAGGCGGATTACATAGCCCACGTAATGGGCACCCGTCGCCCCCACGGTGGTCCCGCGGGACAGGGGGTCGCACTCGGAGCCGCGTCGTCGTAGCGGCTGGCCGGCGTCTGGTGAGAACCAGCCGTCGCCCCCTCGGGTGGGTCGGCGCCGACGCACTGCCCATCCCAATGCCCATGAGGGGGCCGGACAGGGTGAGAGCTGGCGACGTCCGAATCGCACGCCAGCCGGTCAGACCGCTCGGCGACGGGCAAGGCAGACCGCACCGGCCCTAGGGGTCGGTGCGCCCGCAGCGGCTCTGGGTCAGGCAGGTTGGGTAGCGAGCGAAGCGAGGTAGATCATGAAGCACGACATCAAGCAGCAGCGCATTCAGGCGCAGCCTCTGGCGCTTCGTACCGCCGACATGGCCGAAGCGTTGGGCATGGACGAACGCACTCTCGCCCGATTGGCCGACCCTCCGCCCTCAATCAAGCTCGGCGGCCGGCTGAAGCTGTACCCCGTTAAATCCGCCGAAGAGTGGCTGCGTCGAAAGCTCGAAGAGCAGGAGGTGCAATAATGCCCGGACCCCGACCCAGCGGCGGCATTACCCCGCCGCCGACTCCCCTGCACGACGCTAACCAGGCAGTGGCCCTGCTTGCGACCATGCACAAGTGGTCATGCACAATGACCCAGGACGGCGACCACGTGCGTTACGTCATTGATGTCCGGCAGGCTGGGCGAAGGGTGCGGGGTAGTGGGCGTACGTTTGTTGGCGCGGTGATGACGGCTCTTGGAAAGTTCCGCGGGATCG